GTGTTAAAGGATATAGATGTGACTTACACAATGGCGGAAAAAGATGCTGAATCAGTACCATTCATCACAATCGATCAAGCTTCATTTCTTAAAAGAGAATGGAGATGGGATGAAGACGTGGGGGCCTACATGGCACCTTTAGACAAAACTTCCTTTGACAAAATGTTAACAACGCGTGTTGCTTCCAAATTAGTCTCTCCGGAATATCATGCCGTGAGCGTGATCGGTTCAGCTATTAGAGAGTATTTCTTCTATGGCAAGGCTGTTTTTGAAGAAAAATGGATTATGTTCCAAGAAATTGTTGATGAAAACAATCTTAGAATCCATGTTCAAGATAGCACATTCCCGACGTGGGATCAATTATATGAAAATTTTTGGTTGAATTCAAAACACGTCAAGCTTCAAAGGCAATTCACCAGGCCCGAGATTCTAATTAAAGAAAAGGTGGTCTCTTCTAGTGGAATAATCATCCCTGAAGATGAACATAAAAACGATTGCTAATAATACAAACAAGGAATCCACCCGAGAAAGTGGAAAAAGTAGCCCTGTGAGACTAAATGATCAGGATAGTATTTGTATTTCGGATTATTCCGACCTAATTGATTTACGCTATAGTCAATACTACAGCATTTATCGCCCAGTTCCAATTGCAACACACACTTGTTGTTGTTCCTTGCAATCAGACACCATTGTAGAGTCTTCGACTTCTGAATCATCATCCACTGATAAGCAAATTACAGTTGGATTTTCTGATGAAGTTGGGGGAGATTATGCAGGTTGGACTGGATCTGGTATGGGATTATCCAACATGGACCAAACTTCAGGTGTAGGTCTAGATAGTTATCTGTCGCGGCCAGTGCGTATAGGTGGCTTTACGTGGTCAGAAGGTGATGCAGTAGGAACGCAACGTGCGTTTCGACCTTGGCAACTCTTCTTCAATGACCCAGCAATCAAAAATAAATTAGCAAATTATGCATTTCTACAGTGTGATCTTCACATTAAAGTATTGATCAATGCTTCTCCCTTTTATGCGGGACGCATGATTTGTGCATACCAACCACTCCCAGGAGTCACACCAACAACTATCCAAAGACCAGTAGGTTCTGGAGAAAAATGGTTGATTCCACTCTCACACCGACCAAACATCATGTTGAAAGCAACATCCAGTGAAGGCGGTTCCATGGTTTTACCGTGGTTCTACCATAAAAATTGGTTGAATATTTCATCAAACAATGATTTATTGGAAATGGGAATTTTGGACTTTGTTAATTACACAACTCTACGTAGTGCCAATGGTGTGACCGGCACAGGCGTATCCGTACAAATCTTTGCATGGGCAGAAAATGTCAAATTATCTGGCCCAACTTGTGGTCTTCCACTGCAAGGTGGAGATGAGTATGGTAATGGGGTGGTTTCAGGACCCGCCTCAGCTGTCGCTTCGGCAGCATCCTGGTTTGAGAATATTCCAATTATTGGTTCATTTGCCACAGCCACACGAATTGGAGCATCTGCAGTTTCTGCAATTGCTTCACTCTTTGGTTGGACTAATGTCCCAGTATTAGATGACACCAAACCTTATAGGCCTTCTGCATTTCCGCAGTTGGCATCGACCTCTATAGGTTACCCGGCTGAAAAACTAACAGTTGACCCCAAGAATGAATTATCAGTAGACCCACGAATTATGGGACTTGATGGTAAAGATGAACTAGTTATTAAAAATCTAGTTACTCGGGAATCATACTTAACAACTGTCAATTGGACATCAGCTAATAATGTTGACGACATTTTATTCACATCAACAGTGACCCCTGTGCTGCAGGACGTATATACGACTGCAGAAAACCACAAAGCTGTTTATATGATACCAATGGCATGGTTATGCCCCCTCTTCAAACATTGGAGGGGGGACATTATCTTCCGTTTTGTGTTTGATGCCACACCTTATCATAAAGGACGTGTGCGTATCTCTTACGATCCAGCGGGTACTGCTGCCAATAATCTAACAAATACAGTCAACTCCTATAGTGCAGTTAAAACACATATTGTGGACTTAGGTGAAGAACAAGACATTGAACTTCGTATCCCATATCAACAAGCAACCTCATATCAACAGATTGAGAATAGCTATTCAGTTAAGAATTTTACTGATAGTGCTACACCCTCTTTCACACGAAATGCAGTTCTTGATAATGGTATGATCATGTTACGAGTGCAAACAGAACTTACTTCACCTGTAGCAGCAGCTACAGTACCCATTCTTATCTTCGCACGAGCGGCTGATAATTTCGAATTTGCAAATCCTAATAACATTGGACCAGCAATTTCTACTTTTGAACCCCAGTGCGATAGTTTGACCGAAGCCGAGACGAAAGAAGTCTTAGGCGTAGGATATGAGCACGTGAATCCAGATCGTAATCTGGTACATTTTGGTGAGGTTACACCGACATTAAGATCAATTCTTCGTCGATTTACACTGAGCCATGTGTTCGTGCCTTCTACAGGTAATAATAATGAGGTCCACTTTATAATCAGGAACCGTATTAGTAGGTACCCAATGCCCTTTGGCTGGGACCCTAATGGTTTGAACACGGCAAATAAAACTTTGGCACCTGGCACAGCGAATTTCACATTCTCACATGTCACGCCTTACAATTATATTACACCAGCTTATGTGGCTCAACGAGGCTCTATGCAGTTGACAGTTAATGTCGATGCAAGTGAACCTTGTAACCATGTTCGCGTGTTACGCCAACCCAATGTAGGGGGTAATAATTTTTCCACATCCTATTTCCAGCAGTCTGTTGGAACAGGATCTTCTTCAGCACGTTTTTACGTCAATAATACTGACAACGGCTCAGCCGGTCAAGCTTTGACGAATCAAAACACTTGTGCAGGGATTTCGGTTCAATTGCCAAATTACTCTCAATTTAAATTTCAAACAACGTTTCCAGGTGCTATAGTGACAAACCCGTCACTTACAGCGAACGATATAGATGCACATGTGATTGAAACATCGTGGACAGCAGCCTCTAATGGGACTACTAATCCATCTACATCGTACATATTTTCCAAACAATGGCGTTATTACGCCATTGGGACAGATTTCAACCTTCATTGGTTTTTAAATGTTCCCACATATTGGAATTATGCCTCGTTGCCCACCACTGCGTAATTATCGCGCGCGGCTTTCGCGCGATATTCCTCCATGTCACGGAGGTTAACAATAAAAACAGGCCCGAAAACTTTCTACATCTGATGTACGATTGTAAGTTTAACCGGGCCATGCCCGAGTTATATCAACCTTGCATTCAGATGAAGCCAAGTTTCGAGCCTGCGAATCGCGG